TCTGGAAACAGTGGTAGCGGATGATGACCTTATGTATGATTCGCTGATGAAACTGAAACCGCTTGAGAACCCAAAGAAAAATCCAATGCAGAATGCACTGAGAAAATATTATTACTACAGGAATGGGAAAGAATTCCCACGACTAAACAATTATCAGAGATGACCAGAAACAGCACTTCTTCGGAGGTGCTTTTTTTGTACCCATTTTTTAGGAGGTGTCACATGGGAATTAAGAGTTTATTCGGATTCGGACAGGCAAGGGATAAGCCTGTGGATAAGGCAGCAGATGCAGGATATTCGTTTTTGTTTGGAAGGACAACGAGCGGAAAGCCTGTCAATGAAAGAACTGCAATGCAGACCACGGCAGTATATGCCTGTGTCAGAATCCTTGCGGAGGCAGTCGCATCCTTACCTCTTCATGTATATGAATATCAGGATGACGGAGGCAAGAAGCTGGTGCATGACCATCCGCTATATTATCTGCTCCATGATGAGCCGAACCCGGAGATGACTTCATTTGTGTTTAGGGAAACACTGATGAGTCATCTTTTAATATGGGGAAATGCTTATGCCCAGATCATAAGGGACGGGGCGGGAAGGGTGCTTGGATTGTATCCGCTCCTTCCGGACAAGATGGAGGTGCAGAGGGATGACAAAGGAAACATCTATTATGTGTATTCCAGAAACAGTGATGAGAACCCTACGTTCAAGGAATATGGAAATATCAAACTGAAAGCCGAGGATGTGCTCCATATCCCAGGACTTGGGTTTGACGGACTGATCGGATATTCCCCGATTGCGATGGCAAAGAACGCTGTCGGCATGACGCTTGCCTGTGAGGAATACGGGGCGAGTTTCTTTGCAAACGGGGCAAATCCGGGCGGAGTCTTGGAACATCCTGGAGTCCTGAAAGATCCGTCAAAGGTGAGGGAGTCCTGGAACTCCGTGTATCGTGGCGTGAGTAACGCACACAAGATAGCAGTGCTTGAGGAAGGCATGAAGTATCAGCAGATTGGGATACCACCGGAAGAGGCACAGTTCCTTGAAACAAGGAAATTCCAGATCAATGAGATCGCAAGGCTATACAGGATACCGCCCCACATGGTCGGTGACCTTGATAAGTCGAGCTTTTCCAATATCGAGCAGCAGTCCTTGGAGTTCGTAAAATACACACTGGACCCTTGGGTGATCCGGTGGGAGCAGTCACTCCAGAGATCGCTCCTTCTGCCGGGAGAAAAAGGGAAGTATTTCATTAAGCTGAATGTGGACGGACTTCTACGTGGGGATTACCAGTCGAGGATGAACGGCTATGCAGTCGGAAGACAGAACGGCTGGTTTTCTGCCAATGACATCCGTGAAATGGAGAATATGAACCCTATCCCTGATGAGGAAGGCGGCAACCTGTACCTTGTGAACGGTGCAATGACAAAACTTGCGGATGCAGGGGCATTTGCGGGAGCGGACAACGGAGGGCAGAAGGAAGAAGAAAAACTCCCGGCACAGGAAAACAGCAGAAAGAGAGGTAAACGATGAAGCGGAAGTTTTGGAACTGGATAAAGAATGAAGATGAGAGCGTGCCGGATATGGAAAGGACGCTCTTTTTAAATGGCATGATTTCGGATGAAACATGGTACGGGGATGAAGTGACGCCACAGTTGTTTAAGGATGAGCTGAATGCCGGAAACGGAAATATCACGGTGTGGATCAATTCACCGGGCGGTGATGTGTTTGCAGCAGCCCAGATCTACAACATGCTCCGTGATTATAAAGGAAGCGTGACGGTCAAGATTGACGGCATTGCAGCCTCAGCGGCATCCGTGATCGCTATGGCAGGAGATACGGTCTGTGTATCCCCGGTGGCAATGATGATGATCCATAATCCCGCAACGATGGCAATGGGTGAGGCGAAGGACATGCAGAAGGCAATCGCCATGCTGAATGAGGTCAAGGAGTCCATCCTGAATGCCTATGAATTTAAGACGGGGCTTACCCGTGCAAGGCTCTCACACATGATGGATGACGAGACTTGGTTCAATGCCAAGAAGGCAGTGGAGCTTGGATTTGCGGATAAGATCCTTTTCGATTCCGATGAGGATGAGAAAAAGAAAAAGCCGGATGAGCCGGAAGAAAAGCCGGAGGAAGGCAGCAATGGAGAGGAAGGGGAAAAAGAGGATGACAAGGACAAGAATGGGAAAAAGAAGCTCCCGTTCCAGCAAGATTCCATGATGTTTTCCACCAAGGCGATGAATGAATCGTTCCTTTCCAAGGTGTCAGACAGGGATGCCATGATACCAGTCAACCAGTTGGAGAAGAGACTGAGTCTCTTAGCACATTAAGGAGGATATGAACTATGAGTAAGATTTTGGAATTAAGAGAAAAGAGAGCGAAGGCATGGGAAGCAGCAAAAGCATTCCTTGATGCCAAGAGAACACAGGAAGGTTTTGTATCCGCAGAGGATGCAGCCACCTATGACAAGATGGAAAACGATGTCGTAAATCTCGGAAAGGAGATCGAGAGACTGGAAAGACAGGCTGCCATCGATGCAGAACTTTCCAAGGCAACAAGCACACCGATCACCAACAAGCCGGATGCAAAGACTGGCGGTGACACAAAGACAGGAAGGGCAACCGATGAGTACAGAAAAGCATTCTGGAACGGCATGAGAAACAAGGTGCTGTCTTATGAAGTACAGAATGCCCTTACCATCGGCACGGATTCCGAGGGCGGTTATCTTGTACCGGATGAGTACGAGAAGAAACTGGTGGAAGCATTGGAAGAGGAGGTGTTCTTCCGTAACCTTGCAACCGTCATCAAGACATCGAGCGGTGACCGTAAGATCCCAATCGTTACATCCAAGGGTGAGGCGGCATGGATCGATGAGGGCGGTCAGTTCCCGGAATCTGATGACAGCTTCGGACAGACAACCATCAGTGCCTTTAAGCTGGCAACCATGATCAAGGTGTCCGATGAACTCTTAAATGACAGTGTGTTCAATATCGAGCAGTATATCTCAAGGGAGTTCGGAAGAAGAATCGGTACAAAGGAAGAAGAGGCATTCTTTATCGGTGACGGTAAGGGCAAGCCTACCGGAATCTTCAATGCCACAGGCGGTGCTGAGACAGGCGTGACATCCACCGGAGTATCTATTACGTTTGATGATGTCATGGATCTTTACTATTCCCTCCGTGCCCCTTACCGTAACAAGGCAGTATGGCTTTTGAATGATTCGACCGTAAAGGCAATCAGAAAGCTGAAGGACGGAAACGGAAATTATATCTGGCAGCCGTCCGTAAGGGAAGGAGAGCCTGATAAGATCTTAAACCGTCCTTACCGCACATCCATCTATGTGCCGGAGCTTGCAGCCGGAAACCGTGTCATGGCATTCGGTGATTACAGTTACTACTGGATCGCAGACCGCCAGGGCAGAAGTTTCAAGAGACTGAATGAGCTTTATGCTACAACCGGACAGGTCGGATTCCTTGCTTCCGAGCGTGTGGACGGCAAGCTGATCCTTTCCGAGGCAGTCAAGACGCTTGATATCAAGGCTGCCGGAAAGTAGGGTGGCAGGATGTTCGTAACGCTTGAGGAAGCCAAAGGGTATCTCAGGGTCGATTCGTCAGACGAGGATGAACTCATCCTCCGTCTGATGGAAACATCCGACCGCCTGATCTTAGATGTGACAAGACAACCCCCGGAAGAACTCAAAGAGTATGAATCAGTTGTCCGTACTGCAGAAATGTATGTTATTGCCTACCTGTATGAGCATCGGGAAGAAGCAGATCATAAGACAATGACGGAAACACTGAAGTATCTGTTTTTTGGAATCAGGAGGGAGATATTCTGATGATAGAACTCATGCGTGAACGGATCATGATACAGAAAAGCAGCACGAATACGGATAAAACAGGAAACCATACCCTTGTATGGAGTGACCATTATAAATGTTATTCCTATGTGAATAATCTTTCCGGTAAGGAGTACTGGGAAGCAAAACAGGTCAATGCGGAAACGGAACTTGATTTTGTCATCCGTTACTGTAGTGAGGTGTCCGCTCTTGACACGGAGCATTTCCGTATCCTGTTCCGTGGGAATATTTATAATATTACGTTTGTTGACAACGTGCAGTATAAAAATAAGACAGTGAAGATCAGGGCTGCCCTGGCAAAGAGGTGAGGAGATGGCAGAGAGAAGAACGAACGTTGACGGTCTGGCGGATGCGATCATGGATGGCCTGAAGGAATATGCAGACCTTGCCACGGATACCGTCAAGGATGCGGTAAAGGATGTATCCAAGACCGTGAAAAAGGATATACAGGCAAATGCCCCAAAACGGACGGGAAGGTATAAGAAGAGCTGGGTGGTCAAAAAGACAGCGGAGAGCAGCAACTCCCTTACCATGACGGTCCATTCCAAGGACAGATACCAGATCGCCCATCTCCTGGAACACGGTCATGCAAAACGCGGCGGGGGCAGGGTAGCCGGAAGGGAGCATATTGCCCCGGCTGAAGAAAAGGGAAACAGGGAACTGGTGCAGAAGATAGAGAGGGGGTTGCGTTCGTGACGCATGAAGAAGTCATGGCAGTGATGGAAGAAATCGGACTCCCATATGCCTATCATCATTTTGCGGAAGGGGAATCCCCTGATCCGCCCTTTGCAGTATTCCTGTATCCGGGAAGCAACAATTTCTCTGCAGACGGGAAAGTCTATTTTAAGGCAGACCGTCTGAACATAGAGATCTACACGGATATAAAAAATATAGAACTGGAACAGCAGACAGAAGCCGTGCTTGACGGGCATGGTATTTTTTATGAAAAAAGCGAAGTATGGATTGAATCTGAAAATCTGTATGAGGTGCTTTATCAGATGGAGGTATAGAAGATGGCGAATAAAAAGAATAAAGTCAAATTTAATATCTGCAACGTGCATTACGCACCGATTACGGTTGCAGAGGAAGGTACGGTCAGCTTCGGGACACCCGTGCCGATGCCCGGTGCGGTATCCATCAGCATGGATCCGACCGGAGAGCCGGAGTCATTTTATGCGGACGGTATTGAATATTACGTGATCAATAACAATCAGGGATACGATGGTGACCTTGAACTTGCAATGATCCCTGAATCTTTCCGCACGGATATCTTAAAAGAGGAGCAGGATGCCAATAAGGTGCTTGTGGAGAATGCAAATTCCGAAACAGGCAGCTTTGCACTCCTGTTTGAATTTGACGGTGATATCCGTAAGATCCGCCATGTGCTTTATAACTGTTCCGCATCCCGTCCGACCATTGAGTCCAAGACGAATGAGGAAGATAAGGAAGTGCAGACGGAAACACTGACCATTAAGGCAAGACCTATGGCAGACGGATATGTCAAGGCAAAAACGGGAGATTCCACAACTGAGACTGTTTACAATAACTGGTACAAGAGCGTGTATCTTCCGGCAGCTTCCACAGCGGAGCAGCAGTCAGCAAAATCAACCAAGAGTGTATCATAAGGAGGAATAAGACATGGGTATCAGAAAGGATATAGAAATTGATGGACAGATGGTTGCATTCAAGGCGAGTGCAGCCATCCCAAGAATCTACAGATTAAAATTTCAGAGAGATATTTATAAAGACCTGGCATTACTTGAAAAGAGCATCGGTGACGGAAAAGAAGAATCATCAAACCTTGATATGTTTTCCCTTGAGATGTTTGAGAATATTGCTTTTATCATGGCGAAACATGCTGATCCGACTATTCCTGATACGCCAGAGGAGTGGCTTGATAATTTCAATACATTTTCAATTTATCAGGTTCTGCCACAACTGATCGAACTGTGGGGACTGAATGTAAAAACAGATGTGGAAGCTAAAAAAAACTTCGTCCAACAGAGCGTGAAATGACAACCCCGCTGTTTCTGCTCAGATGTGTACAGTTAGGTTTGTCAATGGCAGACCTCGAAATGCTGTCAATAGGACTCATCAATGATATGTACAGTGAGAGCCGGAACGATGACTATAAGTATGCCGAGCTTGCAACACAGGAGGACTTCGACCGTTTTTGATTGAGAATACAGTCGTTTTCTGTTATACTTA